AAACTGCATGGGTACTGTCGCTACGCCGCTTGCGCTTTTTTGGGGGAGTTGTGGTGTCCATGTAGTAATTATAGCACCACTCCAAATGGGCGTCAACTCAAAAGGCAGTGTTGTATCTCTACAACACCGACAGATCAGTGCAGGGTGTTTACTGCAGCCAAACTTTCGGGATCGTCCACACCCATTAGGTATAGTACTTCTTTGATTTTGTCTGGCATACGACCTGAATAATCCTCAGGAAAAAACACTGTTTTTAACTCGCCCGAACTGTCAATAATAAACCCAAAATCAGAATCGGTTATTTCTTTTTCGTAAATATCACTCACGTTTTCTTCAAAACTTGTCATAATACCGACTCCTTATAATTGTGTTACATTAGTATTTAACTTGATTGTAACTTGATAGGTCCTGATATAGGTTGTTTCTTTTCTTTTGGTCTAGAATAAAAAGTATGGTTATCAATTCTACCAGTTTTATTTAGATTTTTCCAATTGGGTTTAACTGACTGATTGTGAAAGTATGTAGCCCCAGAAGTAATGTCAAAAGCTGTATTGGTCATTAAATAGGTTGCTATGTTCCAACTATCTCGCCACTGTTGGTTGTTTCTTGTAACCAACCCTGGCTCACAACGCCAACTGAATTGGCAACTCCCACCCACACGTTGATTAACTACGCCACAAACAGTTTTTGCAAATCGTCCACTGCGTACTCGATTTAGTGTCACTAAACCCACAGCCATTTTGCCTGCTAGTGTTTCACCAGCAGCTTCATGGTAAATGTTTTCAGCTAAACAGGTCAGCTCTTTTTGATTCACGAACCGAGCTGACACTTTTCCATCATCAGCAATATAACGTACTTCCTTGTATTGCTCGGCAAACTCTTTTTCTCTTTGTTCAGCCCGGTGTTCGTGATAGTAATTGATTCCGTAACACAGCGAGCCGGTCAGCATTGCCCATAAACATAATACAATAATTTTCTTCAAAATTATGCTCCAGTTATGATACTCCCTCGGGTAACTGGTTGAATTCCGGTAGTGGTTAGAATATAATGATCTGCTAACTCTTTGACTACCGGGGTGTGCATCATAACAGCAGACCGTTGTAGTTCTACAGGGGATTCTACATCCATTCCAAACATGGCCTGCATAAGACCAATGCCTTGTGAGCTGGGTACTACGTTGAGTGGCTTGGATAGGTTCCAGCCACTGTTGGTAGTACTCAACACCCGAGCTAAGATTTCATCGCCATTAACTAATTTAAAACATGCGATGTCGCCGTCAGCGTAATCTGGTTTGAGTAACATACTATTTAACCTTGTTAAAGTGGTTATTATACTAGTACATCAACAGCTTGTCAATAGGCTTCCGCGTAGTGGCCTACCATTGCATTTTTGCTGTAGCCCACGGTATTGGTCTCAAAAAAGTTTTCAATGGCGTTGCTGCTGGTTAACCAGTCCAGCCACTCAAAAGGGTTGTTGACGTCAAACTGTGTTTTGAAGCCCAGCTGAGTCATGCGATAGTCGCACACAGCACGAATGTATTGCTTGACTTCCTCTTTGGTTATGCCCTGTACGCCACCCATCTCAAACGCACGATCAATAAACTTGTCTTCTAGCTCAACTACCCGTGCCGCTGTGAGATAAATTTCGCTTTTAAATTCGTTGTTGACCACACGTGGGTGTTCAGCTAGGAACTTTCTAAACAACAGTGCAATGCCCTGTACGTGGACGCTTTCATCACGAATACTCCACAGATTGATGTCGCTCATACCGGCCATTTTACCAAACCTCTGAAAGTTTAGTAGCATGGCAAAACTGGCAAACAAGCACACACCTTCAATCAACACCTGTTTGGCCAAGCTGATGCCAATTTCTCTGTAGCTGCGATTGTTCATGTCCATCATGTACTCGTACTTTTCTTTCATGTCCTCGTATTCAAGGAACTCTTGGTAAAAGTTATCGCCAAAGCCCAGTGTGTCGCTGAGCAGGGCATAGGCACGTTGATGCACACCTTCACGTCCAGCAAAGCTGCCCAACATGTTGCGTACTTCATTGTTCTTAAACACCGGGATCAAGTTGTCATAGTAGTCGCTGCCCACTGCTACGTCGCTCTGCACAAACAAGCGTAGTATACTGTTGATAAAGTATTTTTCTTTTTCAGTGATCTTGCCGGTCTTCCACTGTTCAACATCTTCTTGTAACTTAGCCTCGCCCTCGTGCCAGTGCAGTTCTTCGTGTAGGCGTGTGATCTCTACAAACTCAGGGTAAGCGGGCACATAAGTTTTACTGGTTTCTAATAGTGACATGTTATTTTCCTTTTATCCTTCACAAGCAACACAAACTTCAGTTTCTGCTGCTTCTTTCCAATCTTCTAGCTTGACTCGCTGCATTTCTTTAATAGTGTCAGCAGCTACTTTGGCGCCTGTTTTAAAGTAGTATAGACTCTTTAAGGTGCTGCTACGGATGGCTTTCAAATGCACACTGTTGATATAGGCGCGATCAGTACCGGGTAAGAAAAACAAGTTTAGACTTTGACTTTGACAAATGTACTGCTGGCGTGCTTCGGCATGTTCCACTAACCAGTGCTGATCAATTTCCCACGCAGTCTTGAACACTTCCTTTTCTTCGGCAGTTAATTCAGCCAAATGCTGTACAGAACCGTTGTTTTTTTCGATGTTTTTCCATGTTTCAGGCGTGTTTGTGCCGTACTTTTCCAGCACTGGTTCCAAATAGCGGTTACGTACTTGAAAGATGCCATTGCGTGTTTTTTGCGTGTAGGCATTGCTGGCCATGGGTTCAATACTGGGAGTAGTATTACACAGGATTGAACTGTTGGCGTTGGGTGCAATGGCAAAAAGATGGCTATTTCGACGTCCGGTGCCCAACATGTCAGGGCTTTCACCACGTTCCTTTGCTAGGCGCTGACTCTCAGCAACAGCTTCCTCTCTCATGCGTGAGAAGATTACATGATTCCATTGTGTAGCACTGTTAAAGCCACCACCTTCAAAAACAATATTCTTGCTCATTAAAAAGTTATGCCAGCCCATAGCGCCAATGCCAATGGCACGCTCACGTTCGGCGCTGAAACGTGTTTTGTGTAGTTCCTCAGGGCTCCAGTCAATAAACCATTGAATGACATTGTCAAGGAACCGTGTAAGTCGAGCAACCAGTACAGTGTCTTTCCATTCCTCATACCGCTCCAAGTTAACACTGCTTAGGCAGCATACAGCGGTACGCTCGGCACTGGTTGGTAGTGAAATTTCACTGCAGAGGTTTGATCCACGATTAACTAGACCCATTGCTCGCTGTGACTCAGGTAGTGCAGCATTGGCATTGTCCTTGAGCCAAATATAAGGTTCACCAGTTAGTTCGCGTGTTTCCAGTAGTGTTTCCCACAGTTCACGAGCAGGCACAGCATCACGTACTTCCCCACTGTGCGGGCAACGTAATTCAAACAGCGTGCCAGTGTTTACTGCATCAACAAAGCTCTGCGTGATATTGACTGCATTATGCACACCCTTGCGATTGGTAATTTTACGAGCAGTATCGCCACCTGACGGTGTACGCATTTTGATAAATTCCAAAATGTCGGGATGGTCAATGTCCATATAAACAGCACAACTACCACGTCGAGTTTTGCCTTGGCGATAGTAGCCCATGATCCCATCAATGGTTTTGATGTAGGGAATAGGTCCCGGTGCTTTTTCACTAACAGCACGAATACCATTGTGTAGTGCAGTGCCGCCACCGGCAACACTGAGCAGAGCCAGTTCGCTGCTGCTGGAGATCTGGCCAGAGATAGTGTCCTCAACATAGCCTAAAAAGCAACTAATAGGCAATGCTTTGGGTTTTGCTCCTAACCAAGCACGTTTTCTTAATTCTGTATTTTCTGGCGCCCAAAATTTGGGATCGTTGTAGTCTACTGAGGGATCCCATTCACCATCAGGGGCATTGCTGAGAATTGGACTAGAATAGAAAAAATGATGTTGACTTGCTGCATCATAAATGAACTGTGCCAATTCTACATCGCCGTAACTGAATGCTTCTGCAGCTCTTGCTATTGCTCGCTGGACTCCTTCTTTACCATCTGAATAATATTTGTTTACTAAGTCTAGTCCTTGCTCCGAAAATAATTTGTCTCTACTAACGTCAATTTTTACCATTTTTTATCCTTTATAAATTCGAAGGCAAAGAAGCTCGCCTCAACAATGAGTCGAGTGTTGTTTTTCTATTAGATTAATTCAAGCCAATCAATGTGCAGAAATATTTTGAATATTTACTATTGCTAGATCTTGATTGTGTGAGCAGTTTAAAATTTTTTGCATCTGGTATATAGTCTGTTGTGTCTGGCGCGGCTTTTAATTTTATTGGAAGTAATTGTAATTTGCTAGCATACTGGCATCCAACCCTTGGTTGTCCATACTGTAAAACACTTGCCAATACCCACTTAGCGTTTTCACGTATAATTTGATTCCTAAACTGGTGGAAGAATTTTCACTGTACTCGTCATTGGACGATATACCCGATGAACGAAGCCGTCCTTGTCTAGATAATGTGCCTCGTGTTATTGAATAAGTTAATTCAAATCCAGCAGCAGTAGTGATGGGAATTTTGATATCCAACGTGGCCGGTGATGAAGGCAAGGTGTTGTTGGCCAATGTGCGAGTAAATCCGGCACTGCTGGCACTGTTACCACTGACAATGGTAATAATTTGATTGGTTGGACGATAAATTATCCAAGCCTTGCTAGCAGCCTGTGCTTCGGTTCGATCAAAGAAGTCATCACGCGAAGTACACTGTTCGCCCCAAAATCTAATGTTTTCAGTAACTGGACTGGCAATTCCATTGTTATTATTGCCCACGTCACGATAATAGTTGCCAAGTGAAAGAATCTTTGCACCATTTTCAACCTGTACTGCATAGCTGGAAATTTTGTCAAAGTCACAGTAGGCAATTCTATACGCACGTGGGCCAGTAACAGCACCACTGGTTAAATTTGGTTCCCCTAATTTGATTGCTCTGAACAATTCAAGAAAACTGCAATTGGTAAAGTTAATGTTAAAAGAATCGTCATTGGCCACAAATCCGTATGTGGCTTTGGTAAACACACAATTTTCAAACAACCACCGGCTGGAATTGATATTGGCTAGACTCACCAGTGTTACTGCAGCATAGTCATTGACCGCTACTGATGGCTGAAATACTCCGCTGTTAAATTTAACTCGGGATATTTTAACATAAGACGAGCCAATGGCCGACAGTATATTTTTACCATAAACATGTTCAAAGGAAATGTCTGACACTGTGACGTACTGCGACAATGTTGCACCCGAAGCACTGTAGTTAGCATCAATTTGTTGTAGTCCGTCGCAAAATTTTACCACATGACTTTGGGCAGTGTCGGTTTG